AGTAAAAGATTCAAACGGTGTAATAAGATACAAGGATGATGGTAGTTTATTTGGCGTGGATGACTTGGTAAATGATTTTCTAAATGCCAATCCACACTTTAAACAACCAACACCAGCTACAACAGGATCAAAATCCTCAGTATCTCCTAACAATAGCGGCGATTTTTCAATTAGTGATTTGGATATGAGAAATCCAGAACACAGAAAACGCTATGCCAAGGCAAAAGCCAACGGCATAATCTAAAGCCTAACATAGGAGAATACGATGGCTAATAACACAACAATCAACAGTGAATTGTTTACAAAACTGCTCGCAGAAGCACAATTCGCTGCTTATGAAAGTTCAGTTGCCCGCCAGTTGGTGACTGCTTTTGATTATCCAGCAAACGCTGGTAAAGTCCTACAAGTTCCAGTTTACACTGCTGTAACTGCTGCTGGACTTACAGAAGGTAGCGCACCAAGTGCTGCTGACACAAACACAACTTCAGTTGACATCACATTAGGTGAAATTGGAACATACTTCCAGGTCACAGACTTCTTGCGTGATAGCGCAGAGCGTGATGTAATGGCTGACCTTGGCGCACAAGCAGGTCGTGCTATTGCTGAAAAAATGGATTCTGACGTTTTTGCGTTGTTTAATTCATTCTCAAGTTCAGTAGGAACAGAAGACAGTGCTATCACTGTTGACAACATCTTTGAAGCAGTAGCAGCTCTACGTGCTAACAAAGTTGTAGGTCCTCTTGCTTGTGTATTGGGTCCACGTCAAGCACTACAGGTCAAGAAAGAACTGTATAACGCAGGCGGAACAATTGCTTCATCAACAGAAGTAGGCAATGCCACACTTCGTGGATACTACATTGGCAACTTGGCTGGAGCAGCAATATATGAATCAAGTTTGGTTAAATCAGACTTGGATACTGACACTGACACAGAATTGAACATGGTTGGTGCGGTATTTGCTCCTACAGCAATTGGACACGCAATGCGTGGCGGAATTGAGATGGAGACTCAAAGACAAGCAGCCGCAAGAGCTACAGACATCATGATGACAGCTGTAACAGGTCAAGCGATCTTACAAAACTCACATGGTGTGAAAATCGTAGGTTCAGCTTCAGACTAATTGATAGTTTAAGTTTTCCTAAAACATAAAACACAGGAAAGGGCTCAAAATCAGCCCTTTCTTTTTACCCATCATAAATACAATTGTTACAAAGAAGGACTTTGTAATGTAAATGGAAGGACCATGATATGGCTTATGCTACAATGAGCGATCTGCGTGAAGTAGATCCCACAATTGAAGACTATGGCGTTCTGGATTTTGAAGCAGAACTTGCCAAAAGTGAAATAGAAATTCAAAGACTTTTATCAGTGAGATGGTGGCCACAGTATGCTAAACAGGGTAGACAGGACATCAGATACAGCAACTTGGCATTTCTTATGGATCCAACCAAATTAGATGAAACACAGTGGACACAGGCCACAGTTTATCACGCATTAGCATATCATATCTGTCCTAAACTCACCAAACATGAAGCAGACCCAGATAGATTCCAACAGATGATGGATTACTATGGTGGTCGCTTTGAGCATGAATTTGATCTATGCCTTAGAGAAGGTGTAAGGTATGACGCTAATGATGATAGCGTGTTTCAAGATGTTGAAAAAGTTCCTGACACATTTCTAAGGTTGCGTAGATGACACAGAATTCAAGAGAATTAATAGCAAAAAACATAGCGCAAGTGATTGAGGACATGGATGAGCCAAGGATTGGCAAAGTCACACGCCATCCTTTCAATGTAGAAGAACTTGCCATCACACAATTTCCAGCAGTGTTGATCAACACAGGCGAGGAGACGAGAGATACTGTGAGTATGAGCACTTCAGGATTGCGCACAGGAACCATCAACTATCTCATCAGAGGCTTTGTCAGAGGCGTTGACTTGGATACCATGCGCAATGACTTGATAGAGAGAATAGAAGAAGCCCTGGACGCAGATCGTTATAGAAACTTGGGTGTAACCACAGTTATGAACGGACACATCACCAGCATTGAAGTAATTGAAAGACAGCCGCCATTGGCAGAGTTTGTGATCAATTATGCTGTGGACTATGTGTTCACAAGAGGTAGTGCGTGAGCGTGAGGGCGCAACAACAAGGAGAACCAAATGCCAGTAACATGGATAGGTAATAGAAGAGTAGAGGTTCCAGAGGGTGAAGCACCCAAAGCAGAACCAAAGCCAAAAAAAGTAGAGGAGCCAGCCAAAGCTCCTGAATCAACAGAAGAGGAAGAATAATCATGGCTATTTTAACAGGTAACAACGGTGTAGTCAAGGTAGACAACGGTTTAGGCGCAGCAACAGCTATCGCAGCCGTAAGAAACTTTACAATTGATATCACTTCAGATACAATTGAAACATCAACCATGGCAGTAGATGCCAGAACTTATGTCAAAGGCATGAGCTCATTTTCAGGATCAGCAGATGTATTTTTAGATCCAGCTGATTACCCAACAGACATTTCAGACACAGGCAACATCTTAGGTGTTAACCCAACTCTGGAAGCAGTTGGCACATCACCATACACACTTGAAGTATATTTGGATGGAACCAACAACAAATATTCAGGTGAAATCATCATCACAGGCTTTAGTATCAACTCAAGCATGGATGGTATGGTAGAAGCATCAATGAGTTTCCAAGGCTCAGGTGCTATGACATACGCAGCCACATAAGGGCACACTATGGCACGAGTAGAAGTAAAAGGATTGACTGCTACACTACGTAGGATTGATCGCTTGGTAGAACAGGAAGTTGAAAAACTTGCCCAAGAAACCAAGGAAACTGCTCGTGCCAAAACACCTGTTCGCACAGGAAACGCCAGACGCAATTGGCGTGAGCGCACAGACAAAAGAGGGTTTACAGTAGAAAATAGAGTTCCATATATTGAAAGGCTTGATCAGGGTTCAAGCAAGCAAGCCCCCAGGGGAATAGTGGGACCAACATTAACAGAAATCAAAAGGAGAAGTAGATGAAAAACCCAATAGACAAAATGACTGGACATTTTAGACAAAAGATCGCAGGAGATATGCGTAAAATCACGGTTGAAGAATGGGATCTTGATGTGTATTACAAGACAACCAACACACTCAAAGAAGAAGCTGAATTGGTCAAACTTGCCCAAGAAGGTAAAACTGTTGAAGCATTGGTTGAAACACTGATCACCAAAGCCTACAATCAAGATGGCACTAAAATGTTCAAGAAAGTTGACAAAGTAACTATGATGAACGAAGTTGATCCAGCTGTGTTGATCAGAGTTGTTGGTGAAATGAATGTGGATAGCACAGTAGACTTTGAGGAAGTGGAAAAAAACTAACCAATGATCCAGATCTACAGTTTGCCTATAGGCTTGCCAAAGATTTGGGTCAAACATTAGAAACTGTGTTTGAAATGACCACGCTGGAGTTCACAGGTTGGGCTGCTTTTTACAAATTAGAAGCAGCAGAAACCAAGAAGGCGATGGACAGAGCTAAACGAGGGAGGCCGTAATGGCACAGGACATTTATATACGATTTAAAGGTGATACACGCAACCTCACAAGAAGTGTTAACGCACTTTCAAGCAGTATGCGTGGTTTGGACAGAACCAGCAAACAAGTCCAAAGATCTTTAGGTGGTATTGAAAAAGCAGCATCAGCCAGTGCCAGAAGTTTAGGCTTGGTAAAGACAGCAGCGGTTGCTGTTGTGGCTGCTCTTGCTGTGAACAAAATCATAGATGTTACTGCCTCCTTTGAAGATCTAAGAACCACACTAGACAGTGTAACAGGATCAGCACAAGACGGTGGTAAGGCAATGGACTTTATCAACAAGTTTGCTACCAGCACACAATTTGGTGTTGAAGAACTTGGTAAAACATTCATCAAACTAAGTGCCAATGGTATTGATCCTACTACCAAACTACTAACAACATTCACAGATGCTGCTGCTGTTACAACTGATCAAGTTGGCGTGTTGGAATCAATGACTGACCTGTATACAAGAACACTACAGTCGCAGATGGTTGAACTAACAGATTTAGATAGACTTGCTGACAGAGGGTTGCCAGTATATGATATACTTGCTGAAAAACTTGGTGTAAGTAGAAGTGAACTAAGTGATTTTTCAAAAGAAGCAGGCAACGCACAAAAGGTATTGGACGCACTACAACAGGGCATAGCACAACGCTTTGGTGGTGCTACACAGCGTAGATTGGGCAACCTGTCAACCATAATGAGCAACTTTTCAATTGCCGTAAGAGAAGCAATCAATCAATTTGGATCTGGATTAGCACCAAGAATCAAAGAAATAGTAACTGACCTTACAGCGTTTATTAGTTCTAACGGTGGACTGTTTAGAACACTTGGCGAACTAACAGGTGCTGGATTACAAGGTTTAGCAGATGGTTTTAAAGCATTAGCAGACGGTTTGGGCATACTTGATCCAGGCGGACTTGAAAGAGTATTTGGCAGTTTCTTAGTATCACTGGGTGAATTTGTAATAGGACTTGATCGTGGATTCCAAGGTATATTAACCAGTATTACAACTGTAAGCAATGCTATAATTAGAGCACAAGCGTTTTTATCAGGCGGTGTTGTTTTAGAAAAAGGTCAAACAAGAGAGAGTGCTCTTGAACAAGCAAGACAGGATGTTGAAAGATTACAAGCAGCATTTGATAAGGTGCCTTTCTTCGCACGTGGTAATAATGATATATTATTAAACATTACAAAACCTCTACAAGAAGCCAGAAAGGCATTAAAGGCATTAGAAGATCCAACAACTGAAGTATTTTATATATTAGAAAAAAGAAGTGTTGATACTGAAAGTGCTGTTTCACGCCTTGGACAAAAACTAAAAGAAATTGGTCAAACCAGTATAGAAAATGCCAATCAACAAGCCAATGCTAATGGTAAGATCAATACAGCTTTAGACTATAGGTATCAGTTATTAGAAAGAGAAGATCGTCTTAGAAGAGAAAAACTTCCTGAGATACAAAAAGAAATTACATTCCAAGATCAGATCAACAAACTGCTTGAAGAAACAGCAGCAAAAGCAGATAAAAATATCAAACAAAATTTTCTACAAGAACAAGCACTAAGACAATTACACATTGAATATGATAAAGGTCTATTACATGTAGGCGCATACGAAGAAATGATGGAATTGCTTGGCGAAGAAATGGAACACACAATCTTCGCAGCGCAAAGCTATGATGACTATCTAAAAAACCTACACACCACTGTAAGTAACAGTATTAGAAGTGATATCCACAAAGAAAAAGCATTGGCTGATTTAAGAGCAGGATTGTTTCATGTTGCTGAAGGCACAGCAGAGTATGATGCTTACCTAAAAGCATTGACTAACACAACCAAAGACACCTCAAATAATCTTACAGCATTGGAAAGAGCATTAGAGGGTGTGACAAAAACAGCAGATCAGGCTGCTGCTGCTAGTGTAAATGCTGCCACTGCTGCCATAGAACGCCATAAAGATCCTATAAAAGCCAGTAAAGAGGCTATGGATGAGGCTATGGCTGGTCTTGACATACTGCGTGATAAAGATCTTGTGAATGAAGCAGATTATCTACGCACCAAAGAACGCATATTTATTGAGCACAATAGAAAAATCCTACAAATACAAAAAGAACAAGATCGTAAACGGGCAGCACTTAGAGAAGCTGAAATAAGAAAAGATCTTGGTGCTGACAACATCATACTACAAACATATTTGGACACAGACAAGATCATACAACAGAGTTTGGATGGACAAATAACACATTTGAATGGTGCTGCCAGTATATTTGGCAACATCCTAAATGACTTGGGTAGAACCAACAAGAAAGCGTTTG